TGGCAGCCATCAGGTCGCTGTCATCGACGGTTCCACGCGCGGCCGCGCTGAGCTGATCCATTGTGTCTGTCGATGCTCCCAATCGCTCTATAAGCAAATTGTAGCTTTCCTCGAGTTGGACAATCTTGGCGCCCTCTTCGCCAAAATCCAGGGCTTTCTTAATGGCCACCGCTACGCCGGCGATGACCACCGATGCATTCTTGATGATGTTCTTGACATTATCGATAATCTGGCCAAAGCCCTGAAATTTCGATCCCGATTCCTTTGCCTGACTGCCGGCTTGGTCCGTTTGATCGCCCATCTTCTTTAGTGCGCCGGTGGTGTCTTTGAGTTCACTTTCCATCTTGTTGAGCGTTTCGGTCTCTTTGTTTAGTTTGATCTCGGCGTTCTGGGCCTCTACGCTGTTTTCCCCGTGTGCGGCTCTCATCTGTTCCAGGTTATACGCCAACGCCGCACATTTCTCGCTTTGTAAGCCGATCTGGGTATTCAGAGAAGAAATACGCTGCTCGAGCCCGGTGGCAGAACTCGACCAGTCACCAAGGGCAGAAGCTGAGGCGCGAAAACCGCTCTCGACCACTTTTAATTCGCGGTTGATCTCGTTGAGGCCGTTTTTGAAATCTGTGGTGTCTGCGCCGAATCTTGCACTAAGTCTGCTATCTCCACTACCCATTCGAAGCCTCCGCTTTTCTTCTTGCCCACCACTCCTGCATACTTACTGATAATTTTTCCCGTGTCTCGGCTGATGGTTTGTTACCAGTAAGCGCCCTGGAAATCTTTTCGCGCTGCTCTGGAGAAATCACCTTGCCCTTTTGAACCACCGACATTTTTTTCAAAGTTTCTAAAGTGTGATTTTTCCCTAAAAAATTTGTGTTTCCCTTATTAGCCTTAGAAATTTTGGCACGGGTTTCGGCAGATACAATGTGACCTTTCATACTTTCAGAGTGCTTTCGCAAACGATTGGCTCGTTGTTCAGAAGTCTCCCTTTGCCATTGTTCCCTGGCATTTTCAGAAAGCTTTATGCGGGTTTGGATAGATACAACTTGATCCTTATTGGCTTCGGATATTTTATCTTTCACCTCTTGAGACATTGGCCCATGATATTCAGTTTTCGGTGCACCACCAATCAGATTATATCCAGTGGGTGATAAAGTCTCAAAAGCAAATATAGCAGCATGTTCATGATAATTGGCTGCATCTACATCGTCAAAAACTGCCAATACTCTGAAATTAAAATTCTCAATACCATGTTTTTTCACAGCACAATTGAAAGCGATTGCATTGCTCTTACCTTGGGCATGTACTCGTAATCGTCGTCTTAGATCACTCGTAACACCAATATAAGCTTTGCCATTGGTTTTATTCCGATACATATAAAGACAGATCAGAGAGTGGTTATCCATATTAGAGCCAAGAAATTTGATCGCAAAAAACCTGTTTGCGCGCCAACGTTGGATTCGCTTTGGATCCGTGCATCTCGGTAAAGCGGCGCATGAATTTGAGCGTGCTTGCAAAATCAGCCTGGTCGATGTCGTAAAGACTCCAGTGGAAAATCTCAACCAGGCTAATCTTGAGATCGGTTAGCATTACTTTTGAAGGCGGCTGGTTGCTATCGGCCGGATCCCCGGCCGGGTAGGGTTTGGGTTGAAACTCTTCAACACGTTGCCGATCTTGGCCACGATCATATTAAAGACGCTAATGATATCGCCCAGGTCGGCGCCTTTATTCAACTCATCCAGCGTGAACTGCTCTCCAAAAATTTCTACGATGAATGCTTTGATAGAATCCCAGGTCTCGCGGTCGCTTTTTGGCTCCTGATTCTCGGACATATCCAGGGCGATATCGACCAGCCCCAGCGGAATGCGCAGCTTGGAATATTCAACCTTGACCGTATCATCCGGGTTGTAGAACGTGATCTTTATAGGATCGGGCATAGTAGCCTACAGGCCTGGCGGGCTTTTTAGACCCACCAGGCCGATTGTGATATTTGATTACGATTACAACGCGACCGTGGTGAAATTCACCGCGTCCTTGAGCGTGCTGCCATAGATATCGGTCACGGCGTAGGTGATGATGTAGGCCACCGCGTTGGTCAGGCTGGCGGTCGGATCGATGGTGACGATCTTCTTCGTGGCGTCCAGCACAACCGTGCCCGCCACTTGCGATGCATCGGAAGCCAGGATCAGCATGATGTGATTCACCGCATCCGCCGGCAGGGCGTTGTTAAAGGTCAGCGTCTGGTTGGCAGTGATGGAGATGTTCGAGGTGCCATCCGTAGGTACGCTGCTCGACAGAGCCAGCGCGGACGGGGTGGCTACACCAGGCACCTGCACCTGCGTGAACCAGCCGGTGTCATCGAAAGCAGCGGTGTCGTCGTCGCCGATCACACGCTTGACCGAATCAGTAATCCCGCCGCCCAGGGTGAACTTATACACCGTGCGGATCGCGGTGTAGCTGAGCTGCAAGGTCTTGGGATCGGGCTTATCGGCCAGGGTGGCGACGGCCTCTTTGGGCATGTCGAACTTGCCCTTCAGGAACCAGTAGTACCGATAGCTGCCATTGCTCTTCTGCGAGCGGAAGCCCAGGGCGAAGAACGGCGGTATGCCACCGTTGTCGTACATGCGCCCGGTGGTGTCGTCGAACACCTTGCCGGTGATCAGCGCCAGCGTTTCGAGGTCCAGACCAGTGATGGTCAGGCTGATCTTGGTCTCGCCTTCGCTGGTGGCCACATCGTAGGGCTGATCGTCGGCGTACTGGATTTGAAACGCTGTGGACGGCTCCTGGCTGGCTTCAGCCGCGGGCGCCAGCCAGGCGGGGGTATCTGCCGTATAGGCGGCCGCGCTGTCGGCAGTGACCTCGGCGATGTAAAGATTGTCGAGGCCGATTTTAGATTTGTACTCACCTTCGTTTGCCATAATTTGCTCCTTTACAATTCTTCTAAATATTCGAAATCGAGGGCGATCCCATGATGCCGGGTTTCGATGTCGTAATCGAGCTGCCGCCCGGCTACGAAGAGAAAACCAGCCCCCGTCATCGCTCCGATCACATCGGGCATGCCAGCCAGGCCTGCCCGGCGATATACACTCACTTGCACCAGCCAGTTGCGCAGCGTTTCTGCGTCATCGGCATGCTGCTCGGGTGTGATGTCGATAACCGTATGCACCAGATAGGTATCTGGCAGATCGCCGCCTGGCGTATCTGCCAGGTAGTCTCCGGCGCTGACCGGCAGGCTCAGCGCGGTCAATGCGGTTTGGGTAAGCTCCCAGATAGTAGCCATTATTTCAGCCAGGCCTGGAAGATCTCTTCCATCGCTGCTCGAGCTTTCTTGCTGTCATTTCGCAGCGTGGGCCGGATATAGGGTTTCGCCCTGATTCCCGGGCGCGGGTGCCGTTTTGGATTCTTCGGGCTGGGGCTCGAGCGCCCACCGAACTCCCACACCGCGGCGATGCGGGCGGTTTCGGCATCCGTACCGCGCAGCACGCCCAGGTACAAATAGCGCTTGTTGCCGTCCGCCATAACAACGGTCTTGCGAATGGCCTGCTTGATCACACCATACGGAGCACGCGCCTGCATGCCTGCCACCAGCACGTTACCGCCGGCGTCCAGGCACTGCTCGGCGACCAGGTCGATATCCTGGCCAGCCTTCTGCAGCTCGTCCAGGTATTCGTCAAACCCTTCCAGTGTCAGCGTGACCTTCGCCATCATCCCTCCCGCTTTCGGATTACCTTCATCTCTAAATATTCTCCGCGCTCCTGGATGTTATCCATCGAAACGATCTCCCACCGGTCGGAGCCTTTGAATACCGCGCAGGTCAGATCGATGTCGCTGCGGTAGCGGATGGTGACCGTGGCCGCCTGGCCAGCCTGGGCTGTCTGGGCAATCCAGGCCTCCTGGCCGTGCACGTTCACCCACTTCGCCCACACGGTTGCGATCGTGGTGGGCCAGGTGGGGATCGGAAATCCACCAGTCCCGGTCGTCACCGTGCGACTTTTCAGGATAATGGAAGTGCGCAACTCTCCAGGGTTGGTTACCTTGCCGTTCAGGTTCATGTGGTTGTAAATCCAATTTCATCGCTGACCATCTCAGGCAGGGTCATCTTTTGGGGCACAGGCGAGAGGGCGGAGAGCAGGCGGGAGATTAGCATGGGGATATCCTTATTTCATCTTCGGGACTCTCACCGGGCCGAGGGTGAGTTTGTAATAATCATCAATCGTGATAACGTTTATCTGATTTTTCTTACTGGCAACATATTCAACCAAAGACGTAAAATCGGCCATTGACCATATACCTTCGGTAAGTAAATTCAAAATAGTACCGTCAACAATAGCTCGATCTATCATAGTGGTACATTGAGCTAATGTATGAGTTCCAATTGCTCCGTACAAGTCTATTTCTGGTATAACTCCCAAAAGTGGAGGAGGTGCAGGCATAATCATGGGTCGCCAATCGTTTCTGGCTGAACCATCCAGAACAGTTAATAATCCCACATTTGCAAATGCTGTGAATGAATCGGCATTCAATGTGTCATAACCCCAAGGGGTTTCAGCGTAATAATTATATTTACTTAGTCCATTTGCAATCAAAGCAGCAATAGCATCCGTCCATTCCGCCTCCTGTTGTGCCTCAGTCAAGGTATTTAATACCGGATGATCTCTTGTGCCATTACATACTATCCATCCAGCGTTTTGCAATGTAATCATTTGCGCTGTTGTGCAATGATTAGCTTGGTTAATATCATCTGTAATAGGGGGTAAAACACCGCGTATATTATGAGCCGCCATAATCGGATAAGCGTCAGTATAGGCAGTTAACAATCCATCAGAAAACCAGAACATAACAGCAGGCATTGATTTCCGACCATAAGTTAGATTATCAAAGGATGCGATTGCGGTTTTCCCTCCGGCCGCGTAAACCCAAAACCTAAGCCGTATATTTTGATTGGCCCAAGTTCCAGTACCCATAACCAAATCCCACCACCACAATTCAGGAGTTATATCAAAGCGGTTCCAGCCAGGAACATTCACCGATGACCAATTGGAGGTTAGATTCCGCCTGAAACCATCATTCTGCGCAGCATCATTGTAAAAATCAATATCAATATGGCTAAAATCTGCTGCCGTGCCATACATATAAATCCATACTGATATGAAACCACAATTTGACATATTCCAATCAACAGTTCTAAATGCCCCTTTTACACCACCCACTGCGGTGGTTAACTTCATGGACTGCGTTCCGGTCTTGAAATTGATGGCATCAGCTGTTAGTGATCCACCCGCACCATCTGGTGTCCAATCTGCATCATTTTCAAAATCTTCTATCAATGTGCCTGGCGATAATAGCAAATTCTGCGGCAGGGTCACATATTGATCCAGATTAATAAAGCCACCACTAAGTATCGGTAGCATATCTCATCCTAACAGTTGTACACCGCTCATGTGCACCGTAATCACTCCACCACTCACTGGCGTGGACGCAGCCTTCGCCACCAGGCGGACGTACAGGCGGGTATCAGTCGCGGCGCACTTGATCTCACGCCACATATCCACGCCTGCAAACGTAACGTCCGACCCCGATCCCTCAGTGATGGGGTAGATGTCAATGTACTTTTTACGGTTGGCGTCATTTGCGGTCAGCAATGTAAACGTGGACTGATCGACCAGAACGGGCACTTGCGCCACGTAAATCCACGCCCTCACCGCGCCAAGCATGGCAACACCCTGCAAGGATATGCTAAGGCCGCTCAGGATGATCCCGCCGCCCGCCACACCAGCCACGTCGAACGAGAGTAGCTTGGCGATTGTACCTGCCGTGATCGTCTGTGGAGTTGTGCCGACCGGCTGCAAGAGAACTGTAAAGACCACCGTGGTCGCATTCGTGCCTGCGCCACAAATCCAGTCGCCGTCGATGTTGGTGACGGCAAACCCGGCAAAAATACCCGCCACGGTGATGCGATCTCCAACCGCAAACGCATTAGCCGCCGTGAGTGTGACCACTTTGAGCGCGTAGGCGAGAGCCGTGACCGCAACGGAGCAGTTGATGCTCTTGTTGGCCGCGTAAGCCGTGGTGTTCGCCG